ACTTGTAAAACTGATATCAGAAAAATCTGTAAATGCAGTCGTACTAGTTAAGCCTACTCCAGTGTTAGTCAACGCTGCTCCACCAGCACTGTATCCACTTCCTGAAATTTCTTGTGATGTTGAATAAGCAGTTGTAGCAGCTCCCAAAGATGCAGAACTAGTGTACATTGCAAGTTTGAAACTATCACCTCCGTTTCCAGAAGTATCTAAACTGTGTTTACCTTGTAATAGTTCTTGCTTAAAGCTTGAACATATTGCTGATGTTATTGCCATAATTAATCTCCTTATTAAGGCGACGGGGAAGGGACTTTAATTCTAACAGTACCGTCAGTATAATCATCTCTTCTTCGTCTACCGAGTTGCACTCCTGCAAACTTCTGTACCTCTTGTTTATATTTATTTTCATATAATGTCAACATATCCATTGGACCTTTTAAAAATCCATATGCTTCTACAAGACAAGCATATAAAAGCCCTTGTGGGAAATACTGACTGACATAATTAGTCTGATTGCTGGACTCTAAAGTAGCCGGCATTTTGTTATAATATATATTGAATAAGTAATTGGCGTCAGGTGTAGGAGCTACATAAATACCTCCAGATGTAGTTGTACCTAATCCAGTTGCTCCACCAAACATTGAGTAATATCTTGGTAAACCAGTCACGTCTTGTGCTGTTCTATCTCCTTCTGATCCAGTTAATTTTCCTATATACTCTGAGATATATGTTTGATCTTTTTTCTCTAACCATTGACCAACTCCATTTGTATTAGCTGTAGACTCAAATACTTCTATACCTCTTACAAAAAATGCTCCTGCAGGAACATTGATAGTATTATCATCTGCAACAAACGTACCTTGTGATGCAAATCTATCAGAGTCCATAGGGACATCTAAAAAAATTTTTTGTTGTGCATTTAAAATTATATTTTCTAGGACAGCAGTTGTTAGTACAGTGTCATCTACTTCTGTGTAGTTTCTAATATTTGTAACTAAATCGTTATAACTTATTCCAGACATAATTAACCTCTATCATTAACGGGTCCAATTGTACACTGAAAACCGCCTCCTGTTTCTGTGCTGCTAGCAGCACTAACTAATGTAACATTTATTCCATCAAATTGAGTTGAAAATTGTGGCTGGCCTGTTCCTTCAACTGAAGTAGTATTTAAAGATGCCACTTTATAAGACCCAAAAACTTTTGCTAAATTAGAATGAGATCTTGCTGTTGTCGACTCAGGAGACACGCCTCTGTATGGTGCACTTGTCCCTCTTACACAACCCGTTAGTTGATTTAAAGTTCTACCCGTGTACTCAATAACTTCGTTTTCGAAAATTCCAGTTTCACTGTTTACTTTTTCAATAACTATAAAACCAGATGTTGGAAACTCTGAGCCATCTGTTAGATCAATTGCAGTAGCTGTATCTGTAATAGCTCCGTTTAAAGTTGTTGACAATTGCAATGTTGCAACTGCTACACCACCTACTGATGATTTAACGTTACGAAACCTAACCTGGTCATCTACTAAAAGACCACCATTTGGAAAATTAATTTTTAAAGTTGTGTTTGAAGCTGTTACAAAAGGATTTTCTGGTAAAAAATCTTCTGTAGGAAATTCAGTTCTTGCAGGTCTTGCTCTTTGTAAAGCTTGTGGATCTGCACTTGTTGGTTTAGGATCTAATTGTGGTTGTTTGGGTTCGTATTCTGATATGTGAACTAAAGCACCATTCCATTCTCTAACCATTTCATTATATGGAAAAGCCATGCCTGATCTATCAGATATTGCTAATGCATATTTACCTTGCGCAAAAGTTGTCATTAAC